GATCGAGCCGGTCGTATCGTCGCTGACTAAGAACGACTTTGCCGAAATGATGTTCATGGAAGAACTGGTCAAGATTCGCGTCGAGCCGCTGAACGAAAAGAATCCGCGCAAGATGATCGACCTCTATGTCAATGGCAAGGCCGAGTGGGTACCAGTCGGTCGTCCGTGGATCATGCGCCGCAAGTACGTTGAGGTGCTGGCCCGCTCGAAACCGATGAGCGTACAGACCAAACACGAGTCGGCCGAAGAGTCGCTCAACCCGCAGAACGAAGTTATCCGCACGACCTCTTCGCAGTTTCCGTTCTCGGTTCTGGAAGACACGCAGCGCGGCATCGAGTGGCTCAATCGATTGATGGCCGAGGGTTAATGCAATGGCACGCACGCACGGGATGACAGATTCTGTTGAATACAGGGCGTGGAATAACATGAAAAATAGATGTTCCAATCCTAACGTGCGTGCATACCCTCATTATGGAGGTCGTGGTATTTCGGTCTGTCAAGAATGGATCGATTCCTTTTCGACCTTCCTATCACATATGGGGTTGTGTCCATCCGGCTACTCGTTAGAACGACTTGATGTAAACGGCAACTACTCACCGTGGAATTGCGTATGGATTCCGTTGTCTCAGCAAGGACGAAACAAAAGAAATGTGCGTGTTGTTGATGGTGAAACAATGCGCGAAATAAGTGCACGCTCAGGTATCAAATACGATACTGTTCATTACAGACTGACTCACGGTATTGCGTTAAACAAAGAGGTCGGTCGCGCCCCTCGCATTACGTTTTCTGGAAAAACGATGACACAAGCTGAATGGGCTGATGAGCTAGGTCTTGCCAGAAGTACAATTTCGATGCGCATCAAACGTGGTCTGTCGATTGAACAGGTGCTTACACCATGACACTTTTACAGTTATGCAACCGTCTGATCGCCGAGGCAGGAATTACGGCGCAGCCGATGACGACCACCGTCAATCAAACGGGCGAGTTGGGGAGAGTTGTCAACTGGATTCAGCAGGCGTGGCTCGACATCCAGTCAGCCCATACGACGTGGCGGTGGATGCGCAAGTCGGCAACCATCGTCACTGTCGCCGGTCAGTCTGGTGCTTACACGGCAGTGGCAAATGACGTGGCAACATGGACACTTGATGCTGCACGGAACTACGTGACATCGCAGGGTCTGACCACAGAAATCTTTATGAACTTCGTCGAGTACGACGACTTTCGCAATTCCTACCTGTACGGGGCGCTACGGTACGCACAGTCCCGCCCGCTGGTCTTCACGATAAATCCAGACAACACGTTGTCATTCGGCCCTGTACCGAACGGCGACCATACCGTGACGAACGACTACTACAAGAAACCTGCCGAGTTGTCCGGTGATAGCGCAGAGCCCGACATGCCCGCGACGTTCCACATGGGTATCGTGTGGCGGGCGCTGATGTTCTACGGTGGCTATGAGGCTGCCGGCGAAGCGTATAACCGGGGCATGAACGAATACGGCATCGTCCTCGACAAGCTCGAAGTCAATCAGTTGCCGATGATCCAGATGGGAGGACCGTTGGCATGAAGCCGATGGACATGCCTCGCGTGATGTACGAGATGATCGCCCTCAAGGGTGGTCTTGACCTCGTCACGCCTACGCTGTCCTTGAAGCCCGGTGTCGCCCGCGATGCACTCAACTATGAGTGCAACGTCACAGGTGGCTACACCCGCATTGCCGGCTACGAACGATTCGACGGCCACACCTCGCCGTCTACTGCGGTCTATACCATCCTTGGCGTTACGATGGGCGGTAGTGTCAGCCTTGGCGATACGATCAACGGGCAGACCTCTGGAACGACCGGCGTGCTCCTCGCAACACCAACCGGACAGCTTGTGTTGACTGCGACGACTGGTGCCTTCACCAACGGCGAGAACTTGCGTGTAGGTATAACCGTCGTTGCGGTGTGCAACAGCACGATCGGCCAGAGCGGAACGGCATCGCTCGCTGCTGCATACAGCGCGTTGGCTGCCAATACATATCGTGCTGCAATCTCCCGCCCAACCGGATCAGGTCCGGTGCGTGGCGTCGTGCAGTACGGCAGCAGCGTCTATGCCTTCCGCAACAATGCAGGTGGTACGGCCGTTGATATCTGGAAGTCGAGCGCGGCAGGATGGGTCGCCGTGCCGTTCTACAAGACCGTCAGTTTTACGGTTGGTGGCACAGCTACACCTGTCGATGGCGAGACGCTTACGCAGGGTGCCGTAACAGCTACGGTCAAGCGGGTCTGCAAGCAATCCGGTGCGTGGTCAGGAACGGCCGCTGGCACGTTTGTTATCACGACGCCTAGCGGTGGTGGCGGAAACTTCGCGGCAGGCGCTGCAACCCTCTCTGGTGGTGCCACAGTAACGCTTTCCGGCGTGCAGACTACCATTGGTCTTGCACCGAGCGGGCACTTCGAGTTTGTATCTGGCAACTTCGGCGGTGCTGCCGGGCAGACCCGTATCTACGGATGCGATGGGATCAACAAGGCCTTCGAGTTCGACGGTGACGTTCTGGCTCCTATCACGACGGGAATGCCGAGCGATGCGCCGAAGCATATCGCCGTGTTCAAGAATCATCTGTTCCTTGCATTCGTTGCCAGTCTGCAGAACAGCGCAATTGGTGATCCGTTCGGATGGACGGCAATTCTTGGTGCGGCTGAAATATCAGCCAGCGAACGAATTACCAATCTGATCCTGTTGCCCGGCTCACAGAGTGGCGGGGCATTGCTGGTGCAGACCCGTAACAACACGCTCATCTTGTACGGCTCCTCGACAGCGGACTTTAACCTTGTCACGTACAACAATGGCGTCGGCGCACTGGACTACACGGCCGCCAACATGGCTGGTGTTTATTCGCTGGACGATCGCGGCATCATGGGGCTCAACGCGACACTGGCATACGGCAACTTCGATCAGGCGTCGCTGTCTGCAAACATCCGTCCGTTTATCGTCAGCAACCGGCAGTTCGGTCAGGCGTGCTGCGCCAATCGTGAGCGCAGCCAGTACCGTCTGTTCTTCTCCAACGGCTACGGGTTGTATGCCACTATCATTAACGACAAATTCATCGGATCGTTGCCTGTTTATTTCCCTGATCCGGTGTTCTGCACGTGGGAAGGCGAAGACAGTAGTGGCAATGAGGTCACGTACTTCGGATCGAACGACGGCTATGTGCATCAGCTTGACGTAGGCACCAGCTTTGACGGAACGGCGATCAATTCTTATATCACTCTCAACTACGATGCGATCCGTGGGCCGCGCCTCATCAAGCGGTTCCGCAAGGCGTCGGCGGAAATCACCGGCTCGACGTATGCGCCGCTCACCGTCAGCTATTCGCTCGGGTACGGAAAGACCGACATCGCTCCGCAGGCGCAGGTCAACTACGCCTCGAACTTCACAGTCGGTAATTGGGACAGCGGTTTGTTTTGGGATAGCGGTTTGGTGTGGGACGGACAGACGTTAATGCCAAGCGAGATTGAATTGATGGGGTCTGCCGAAAACATCGCAATGACGTTTGCAAACAATACCGATTACACCGGGCAATTCACGATCAACAGTCTGATCATTCACTACACCCCGAGACGAGGGCTACGATAATGTCAAACGATTTCTTTAATGCGAGCGGGACTCCGGCGCAAAGCAGTTCGATCGTGTCGCCAAACGTGCGTGCTGAGTTTGCCGCGATCGGTGCCGGGTTCGACAAGCTGCCGGCGCTGACCGGCAATGCTTACGAGATTACGTACATCAATGCGTCCGGCACGGCAATGGCATCGGTCGGCGGCGATGGCTTGTTGAAGTTGAGCACGACCGGTGTTCCGAGTGTTGCTGTGGCTGGTACGGATTATGTTACGTCGGTAGAGGCGTCAATCACTGCGGCATCTGCGGCTGCAATTGCTGACACGGACAACGTATCGTTCGTGCAAACGTCAGTTGCCGGTGCGTTGAAGAAGCTGACGTGGGCGAACATCAAGGCGACGATCTTCGCCGCATGGGGCGCGCTGACCACAGCCGGCACCAGCAAGACCACGCCGGTTGATGCCGATTCGGTAGCGATCTGCGACAGCGCGGCCTCGAATGCGACCAAGAAGCTGACTTGGGCGAACCTGAAAGCAACGCTGGTTGCCACCATCCATACATGGACGGCGAAGCAAATCTTCACCGGCACGATGAAAGTCCAGCAAGCCCTCGAAAAGATCACGATCACTGCTGCCGCGCCAGCCGCCACACAGCACTTCGACTGGCTCACGCAGGCGATCCAATACTTCACCACAGCCGGCGCGAACAACTGGACGCTGAACGTGCGCGGCAACAGCGGCACGACGTTGGATTCGTTGATGGCGGTGGGCGAGTCGATCACGCTGACGGTGATGGCGACCATGACCGGGACGCCGTACTACGCCAGCGCCATGAACATTGACGGCAGCGCAGTGACGCCGAAGTGGGTAGGCGGAACAGCGCCGACTTCAGGCGATGCTTCCTGCATCAACCTCTACACCTACACCATCGTCAAGACAGCGACAGCGACCTTCACGGTCATCGCCTCCAAGGGAAAGACGACCTGACCATGCCGCTACTTTCACGTATTGGTGGGCAGAACCCGATTGCTCGGCATCTGAGCGGTGCGCCTGCGGCCCCCTCTATCAGCTATCGGGCCGCCCCCGGAAGTGCGTCCGACCTCTCCACCTACACCTTCAGCGGCGTGAGCATTGGGACTGCCGGAGCGAAT